GTCGGCGGCTCGAACAGCGTCAAGCTGATCGAGGTCCGCGCCAGCGACAACATCTGAGGCCCAGATGCGAAAGATCACGGGGCCGCTGTTCACCGAGCTGAAGAGCCAGACTTCCCGGATCGCGGTTGGCTGGCTGATCGTGCGCAAGGATGCGGCGCGCTACGCCTTCACCTCCGCCGACCAGCCGTTCACGTACAGCGGCGACACCTATTCGCCGACCAACGGCTTCAACCCGAGCGCCATCGTCAGCAAGGCCGATATGTCGGTCGACAACATGGAATGTCAGGTTCTCGACAATGACCTGATCACCGACGTCGACCTGCGCGCCGGCCTGTGGGACCTCGCCCACGTCAACGTGTTCTGGATCAGACCCGACCATCCCGAATGGGGCGTGGTGCCGCTGCGCGGCGGCAATCTCGGCGAGATCACCATCAAGGACGGCCAGTGGACGACGCAGCTGCGCTCGCTGTTCCAGCAGCTGCAGCAGCCGTTCGGCTATTTCTACAGCCTCGTCTGCATGGCGCAGCTCGGCGACGCGAGATGCAAGGTCAACCTCACGCCTCCCGTCTGGGCGGCATTGACGACGCATCCCAAGGGGCTGCTCACGGATGCCGGTATCGGCACCGTCGTCAAGCCGACGACGTACAATGGCTTCTGGTACGTGGCCGACTACACGACCCGAGGCGAGAGCATCGCCAATGCGCAAAATCTCGCCGAGGTCACGGGCGGCGACGCGGGCGGAGCCGGAGGCGTGACGGGGACCGGCACCGGCATCGCCACGCCGGGAACCACCAGCCTCGCGTCGACCGGCGGCGACATTGCCGGCGGCGATCTGCTGTCGGTCACCGTCAGCGGCCAGGGCACGCCTGCGGGCGGCACGTTCGACGCCAGCGCGCTCCGACAGCCCACGAAGCCCGCCGCGGGCCTTTCGGGGAATGACGATCTCGGCCCCAACGACAACACCCAGATCGCGGTCGGCGCGCCCAACAATTCGCTGTCGCAGTTCGACTACACGGGCCAGCCCGTCGACATCTTCGGGATCAAGATCGCCATCGCCTTTTTGGCTGTTTCGGTATGGGGGGCGGCATGCCTGCATTCCGTGATTTGACGGGGGAGACCTTCGGTTTTCTTTCCGTGCTCGTTCAAACGGGCGGAAGGGCGTCTGGTGGTTATGTGGAATGGCGCTGCAGGTGCGATTGCGGTGCCGTCGTCGAAGTTAGTTCGCAACGCCTACGCCACGAAAAACAGCAGTCGTGTGGTTGCTTGAAGATCGAGGCCATAAGGAAGGCGAACACGAAACATGGTCATTCCGGCGAGAAGTTGTACGCGGTATGGCCCTCGATGATTAACCGTTGCACGAACCCGAAGAGTAAGGCGTGGAAAGACTATGGCAAGCGCGGTATTAAAGTCTGTGCCGAGTGGATGGCAAGCTACGAGGCGTTCCTATCCGACATGGGGGCGTGCCCGGAAGGACTGACGTTGGAGCGGATGGATAACGACGGCCACTATGCTGAAATCAATTGCATATGGGCGACGCGGGTGGCTCAGGCGAACAACCGGCGCGCCCCGAATACAGGGATCAAAATCTGATGGGCGGCAAGAACTCCTACGGCCCGTACAACGTCGCGCAAGGCGGCGTCGGCCATGTGGTCGCGGACCCCGAGACGCCCACGGCGACCGGAACCACCGCCGCCAGCGAGCCGCCCTGGCCGACCACGGAATACGCGACCGTCGGCGACGGCGGCCTGGTCTGGACCGCGATCTATGCCCGCGTCTGCGAGGGGACGGTCGGCAACGTCTTCAACCAGCAGATATTCCAGCACGATCAGACGCACTACCCAGACGGGTATTTCCAGTATGGCGAGATCACGTTTCTCACCGGAGCCAACGCCAATCTGTCCTGCGCGATCCGCGACAGCGGCGGCGTCAACTCCCGGCAGGCGGTCCCGTACCTCTTCCTCCTGGAGATCATGCCCAACGAAATCCTGGCCGGCGACACGTTCGAGGCGACGGTCGGCTGCGCCAAGACCCGGATCGCCTGCCAGAATTTCAACAATCTCGACAATCACCGCGCCTTCCCGGACATGCCGACGGAAGACAGGGCGCTGCAGACCCCCGACATCTCCGCCCAGGGGTATGCCCCGAAGCAGTCCAAGTGAAGACTCGCGAAATGAAATTACTTGCAACTGGGAACGACCATGGCGCGCCCTGAAGACCTGCCCGTCGATTACGTCTTGACCCGCGCCGCGATCATCGCGGAAGCGCGCAAGTGGGTCGGCGCGCCTTACCGCCACCAGGGGCGCGGCCGGACCGGCATAGATTGTGTCGGCCTGCTGATCGAGGTCGCCAAGGGCGTCGGCCATCCGGTCCGAGCGCCCTCGGCCTACAGCTCCATGCCGCAGGGCCACCAGCTGTTGAACCCTTGCGACGAGCAGCTATGGAAGCCGGTCCGGCAGAAAGTCGCGCCCGGCGATCTCGCTGTATTCTGGGGCATCTCGCATTTGGAGCCGCAGCATTTCGCCTTCGTCGGCGAGCACGGCAACCAGCTCACCGTGATCCACTCGTTTTCCAACATGGGCAAGGTCGTCGAGCAGGAATACGGCCGGCTGTGGCGGATGAAGTTCCATTGCCTCTACGTCCTTCCCGGCACCGAAGAACCGAAGACCTGGGAGCCCGCCTGATGGCCACGATCCTTGAACGCTACTGGTCGAAAGTCGACAAATCAGGCGGGCCATACGCTTGCTGGCCGTGGATTGCTGGGTGTTCTGGCAACGGTTACGGGGGCTTCAACGCAGACGGTGAAATGTGGGGTGCTCACGTGTATGCGTTTGGTATTGCCAACGGGTACAAACCTCCAATGGTCTGTCATTCCTGCGACAACCCGCCGTGCTGCAACCCGAAGCATCTTTGGCCCGGAGACGCTCTGCAGAATATGCTGGACAGAACTGCGAAAGGACGATGCAACGCGCAGAAAGGCTCGGATCGGCCGTCGGCTAAACTCACCGAAGTTGCGGTCCAAGAGATCAGAGTTCGCTACGCGCCACGTAGTCAGATTGACGGTGCGCGGGCGCTCGCGCGTGAATTTGGTGTGAGCCACCAGCTTGTGAGCGACATCGCTCACGGAAGACGCTGGGTACATGTAGCTGATGAGGAGTGCGTGTCATAGCTACCATTCTCGTCCAACTCGCCATCGGCCTGGGCGGCATCTTGCTGACCGCGCTGTTCACGCCCAAGCCCCGCGACACCTACGGCTCGCGACTATCCGACATCAACGTCACCCCGGTCTCGCCGGGTCAGGTCATCCCGCGCGTCTGGGGCACCATGAAGGTGCATGCGCAGATGATCTTCTCCTCGCCGCTGATCGAGACCCAGCACACGCATCAGGCGTCCTCGAAGGGCGGCGGCAAGGGGGGCCTGTTCGGCGGCGGCAGCAGCGCCAAGAACTACACCTTCACCTATTCGATCGACGGGGCCTGGGGGGTGTGCGGCGGGCCGGTCTACGCGATCAACCGCATCTGGGCAAACCAGAAGCTGCTCTACGTCAGCGCGGCGGCGCAGGCCAACGCGCAGTCCGACTTCGACGCCGCTTACCAGTCCGAGGCGACGCGGCTGATCGACGAGGAAGGCGTGCAGCTCGATTACGCGGCGGCCTCCGCCTTCGTGTTCGCGTTCAACAATTACGACACGGCGGAGGTGACGCTGCATTCGCCGACCGACGCCGTGAACTACATCATGGGCACCGGCGGGCAATCGCCGCATCCGATCGTCTCGACGACGCTCGGCACCGTGACGCCCGACGTCGACGGGGTGACCGCCGTCATCATCCAGCTCTATTCCGGCTTGAACAACGCCGACCAATACGAGAGCCAAGTCAACCGCTTCGACCTCATCGAGATTTATCTCGGCGACGAACAGCAAGCCCCCAACGGCCTGCTGCAGGGCTATCTCGGCATGGGCAACGCGCCCGCGTTCCGAGGCTGCTGCTATTTCGTGCTGACCAATCTGCAGCTGATGGACTTCGGCAATTCGGTGCCGTCGATGACGGTCGAGGTTCAGCGGACCGCCAACGGCGTCACCAGCCTGCCGGAAGTGATCACGGACGTCTGCTACCAAGCGGGGCTGCAGACCTCGCATTTCGACGCGACGAGCAACGTCGACGCCACGACGTTCCCAGGCTTTTGCGTGACGACGAACACCAGCGCCCGGCAAATCCTCCAGGACCTGCAGAAGGTGTTCCCGCTGGACGCCGCCGAGAGCGGCTACAAGATCATCTTCTCGATGCTGAACAAGCGGGCCACGCAAGTCATCAATCGCCAGCATCTGGCGACCCATATCGACACCGAAGCGGTGCCGCCGACCGAAGAGATCACGCGTCTGTCGGATTACGACCTGCCGCAGCGGATCAATTTCAAGTATCAGGAGCCCGCCCGCAACTTCTCGATCAACATGCTCTACGCCGCGCGCTACAACACCGTGTCGACGAGCGTCGAGGAGATCGAGGTCACCATCGCCCTCGACCGCAAGACGGCGCAGACCTGTGTGATCAATACGCTGGGCAACCGCATTCTGGCGCGGCGAACCTACAAATGGAAGCTGCCGCGCAAGTATATCACGATGGAGCCGACCGACGTCGTCCAGATGCCGAACAAGGCGAACCTGGCGTTCAACGACGAATACTACCTGACGCAAGTCGATGTCGGAGCCAACGGCATTCTCGACGTTCAGGCGATCGACCACATGTTCGTCGACCCCAGCGTCAACCCCAGCGATCAGGTCGGCTCCGATCTCATCGACACCGGGAACAAGGCGCTGACGACGACGTCCCAGACCTTGGCGCATCTGTTTGACATCCCGCTGCTCGAAGACTCGGATACCGACGGCCCCGGCTTCTACGTGATGCTCGCTGGCCTGTTCAACGGCTGGCAGGGCGGCACGCTCTACGTCGACGCGGCGGCGGCGAGCACCGCGAAAGCCTATGGCAAGAAGATCATCTCGTCCTCCGCCGGCTCGGCGTGGGAGGCCAGCGCCACGTCTTCCGTGAACGTGCCGCACGGCCACGCCCTGGACGCGCTGAAGCCCGGCATGAACGCCTGCTACTGGGATCGCGCCTCGGTGCTCATCGTCCACGTCCACAACGGCATCGACCTGCTCAGCGCCAACGAAGACGACATCCTGCAGCAATCGCTGAACGCGACGTTCATCGGCGGCGAAATCGTCCAATACGCCACCGCCGTCAGCCTCGGAAACCAGCTGTGGCGGATCAGCAATTTCCTGCGGGGCTTGAGGGGCACCGAGCGGCGGATGGAAGCCCATGTGAAGGGCGAGCGGTTCATCCGCCTCACCGACCAAATCCTGCGCGTCAAGACGACGAGGGCCGAGGTCAATGTCGAGGACACGTTCCAGGCGGTCTCGCACGGCTCGAACCATCAGCTGCAGGCGAGCTTCAAGTTCACCGACACCGGCAACTCGCAGCGTCCCTTGACCGTCGCGGTTT